CACCCAACAATATACCAATTTGATCTAAGAGTCAAGGACTGTTTGAGTTTTTTAAACGTCTCTTTATTAATTCGTTTCTTTTCTTCGATTGCCTCTGATCCTGCCATGGCTCCAAAAACCTTACGAGCCACAAACAATCCTACCGCAAATGAGTCAAATAAGTCGGGAGACTTTCCAATCCTCTTTTTCATATCCGTCTTGGACTCAATAATGATCTTTCGGGTTCGACGCACATACTTTCTTTGGGTCATCTCCCAAGCCAGATCTGGGGTAACTCCTTTCAATTGTTCGCATTCTAAGAAATATCGGGAAACAAAACAGAGTTCTGAAGCCATATTGTGGAACAATTCTCTTCCTACTTGCGGTCTCCCCGTCTCCTCGTTTCTCATGGCGTATTGTGCGCTTACGGGCAGATCTGAAGCCGCTCCTGCAAAACTCACTGCGTGCCAACCCTTTAGGAGTTCTCTTTCTCCGATTGACCAGAAGATACCGCCAGCCGAGGCGTCTACCCCCATCCACTGGTTGGGAATGCCAAGCTTCTTGGAAAGATCATAAATTTGTTCAATCATCTCATACTGGAAATCTTGAGTAGATCCAGCCCTGCGATTTAGCACATATTGTTTTTCAACAGCAATAGCCCATTTCCCTGTAATTAGTCGCCCGTACTTCAGGTGGGTAAACACAAACCTGTCTCCGCCTTCTGTGTAACTTGGGTCGATTCCAGCTATATCTTTCGGCGTTCCGTCCCAGATTGGTTTATCCAGTCCTCCATGACGGGCTAGAAGAATGTCTGAAACAATCGTTGAGTCATCGGCATCTGCGGGAGGCCAGAATCCTCTAAATTTTCTCCAATACTGTGGGTTAAGTTCTCCAAGTTCTTTTTTAGCGATAGCCACATCATTTGGCTTTGGAAGAAATGGATAACGAAGTCCTTTGCCAGCTTGGGTAGCTAATTGATTCGGATTGTCCTTCTCTGAGTCAAACCTAATGCAAATTCCCTCAATACCAGCAACCCGTATCTTCCAGTTCGGGGTTTCTTCATCTACGCTCATCCAGCCCTTAATTGGTTCGCAGAACTTCCCATGGGGATCAAAGATGGAAGATGGGTTGCCAGCCCCAACCACATAAAGCTCTTGTGCGCCCTTAAATCCCCAAATTGCCTCGTTAATAACAGAGGCCGAACAGTCTTGTAACTCGTCTATAATCAACACAATACGACGATTCTTCTTACCTTGAAGTCTCTTTTGGGCATCGTCTTTGTATTCATCGCCAGCCGCCAAAAGCATAATGGAAGATGCATCACTAACCCCAGTCTCTGGGTCAATAATGGCCCCCTCCTCTTCAGATAACTTGATGATATCCATGGATTCAATGAGTCGGCCCGAAGCCAGTCCCATGGCCCTAGCCTCGCGATACATCTTAACCAATGCCGCCCAAATGCGCTGCTTTGCGTCTATTTTGCTCGTAGAGACCACAATGCACATTGTGTTGATTGGATCGCAAAACCAGTTCACAAGGGCAAATGCGGCCATTCCATAGGACTTGCCAGAGTCGGTTCCGCCAGCAAGACCAGTAACACTTCGGACAAATTTATTCCCGCTGGCCTCATCTATCTCGTAAGTGTTGGTACAAAAAGCCTGTGCTGCCAGTTCAGCCCATTTGTGCCATTGGAAGCTTGGCCATATAGCAGAAACCACGTTTCTGTAATGACGGGCCTTGCCAAGACCTCCGTCCTCTGGCGTTAGCCCCATAAGAAAGGCATCCATCTCAATTCGGATCGGCGTAATTGCTTGTCCGTTCTTGGGATACCAAAGTCTTCCGTATTTTTCTACAACCCCATCTTCGGGATTTTGATTTGCCATAAAAGAAACTTAGATTACTCTATCAGGGATGGAAGACAAGAAGAAGCGTCCAAAAACAGATTGGGACTCTCCAGAAGGAAGGTATAAAAAACAAACGGCATTTCGCTTATATGTCGCTGAACGACCTATCAAGGAAATAACAAAAGCACTTGGGGTTAACAAGCAGGATTATGCCAAGGGTTTCATTTCCAATGAAAAGTGGGATGACTGTAAAAAGCTATGGAAGGATAACCCAGAAGAAGAAATGCCCTATCCTTGGGAAATCGTAAAAGCGGTCAACGTGGTTCCACCAGCACCCGACATGGCCAAGATGGACAGAGATAAGAAGATGCAATGCATCAAGGCTTTTGCCATGTATTGCGCTGGACAAAATCTTGCACAGATCTCACAAGAACTTGATATTCCGCATTCTACAATTAGGGGGTGGATGGACGTGCAAAGGTGGAAGGCTTGCAGAGAGAGACTTGTAAATGAAAGTGCGCCAGCCCCTTGGGAGAATGACAATGTTCCGACTCTTCTCTCTGATATTACCGCCTCGCTTGAGGTGATGAAAAAATCAATCAAGTTTTTAACTGGTCAAGTATTAGTCAAGGCGGCGGATGCGGCTCAAGACCTAGATGGCATGGAAGCTCTTGGAATGATGCGAAACATAAAGCAGTTGGCGGAGGCTGCTCAGATCAATTTTAATGATGGCACTGGCGGTAATCCGATACAGATCAACATTGCCACTAAACTTGAATCTATGAAGATTCCAGACGAGGTATACGAAGCGGAGCTTGTGGTCAATGAGTAGTCCGAGATTTTGCTACGCAAAAAAGACCAATGTGCCAGCACAGGGATGGTTGGTTAACTGTCCAATCGTAAACGAGCCTGTTCGCGGCGGCGATTGGCATGACATGGTTAATAATTGCGAGAAGCTTTTGATTTCTAGGGGCATTACTCCGCCAGTAGATCTTGTATCACAAATAGAAAACAATCTTTGTGAGCGACTTGCTGGAGATTCAAACTGTGTTCCCTGTTCACAAGAAAGACAAACTCTTGGTTTTGCCAATATTGTCCGTTGGGTAAAGGCAATGTATCAGTTTGCCATCAATGGAAAATTTGAGCTTGTTTCAGAAGAAGAAGCAGAGCGCAGGGCCAAGATATGCGCTGCCTGTCCTCATCAAATTTCCACCTCTGGATGCTGGGGCTGCAAGGGAATTGCTGGAATGCTTCCTTCGATTGCTGGTGCAAGGAAGACAATATATGACGCGCAGCTAAAGGCTTGTGGCGTTTGTGGATGCTACAACGCAGTGTCAGTCCATCTCCCTGTTGAGGTTCAAGGCGGAGAAAATCTTGAGTTTCCAGATTTCTGCTGGAAAAAGACTAAGCAGGAAGAAAGCGCGTAATCGACTTGTGGAACGTCATTGTTCCAGTTCCTGTCGGGCCTTCTCGCTGCTTTGCCACAATGAACTCCATCTTCGGGGTTTGGCTGTAAGCATCCAACTCCTCTTCTGAGAAGTTCATAAGAATGCAAATATCGGCATCCTGTTCCAAGCTTCCAGAACCCTTTAGATCGCTCATTGACGGCTTGCCGTTTCTTTTTTCTGGATCGCGGTTTAGTTGAGCAAGAGCAACAACTGGAACATTCAGATCTTTTGCCAATTCCTTGATTCCATTGCTTACCTCTTCGACTTCACAGGTTCTGTTGTCCCTGCTCCGCTTGCTATCTCCTCTGACAAGCTGGAGATAGTCAATCACGATCAAATCGATTTGCTCTCGTTGATGTGCGCGGCGACTGACAGACTTGATATATCCAATGGATTTACCAGCACCATCGTCGCACAAAATAGGAGCAGAACTGATTTGATTTGTTGCAGTCCTAATCGCATCAAGCTGAAACTGGTTCATTTTGCCAGAGACAAGAGTCTGCAAGGAAATCTTTGATCTGGACTTGATCATTCTCTCCATAAGGGAGGTTGAAGTCATTTCCAGAGAAAAGATAAGAACCCTCTTTCTGAGATCCACGGCAACGTGTTCGGCAATCTGCATTGCTGCTGAAGATTTTCCCATAGCTGGTCTTGCGGCCAGAACAACCATATCTCCCCCGCGAAGGCCAAGAGTAAGATAGTCATCCAATGCACGCAGACCAGTGGGAATTCCTCGTCTCATCTCTCCGCGACTTAGGGCTTCGATGTTGTCAATAGCGCCCTCAATGGATTTGGCTGTAGAAAGACGATCATCTTCGTCTATCACAAAATCAGCCTTCATTACTGAAGTTTCGCTCCACTCCTTAAGCTCCTGAAGCGGCAACTCGCGGTCTCTTGCCCTAACAACAATATCGTTAGCCAGTGTCTCCAAAGACCTTCTATATCTTGCCTCTTCCAGCTTTGGGAAGTAACGCTGCCAGTTTTTACTATTCGGGCAAAAGGCCGATATTTCGGTCAGCTTTCCGCTTCCGCCAATAACGTCAAAGTGTCCAGAGGCCCGAAGCTCGTCCTCAATATTGACCCAGTTAATGTGGATGCGTTTGGCATGGATGCGTAGCGCGGCTTGGAATATCAGCCTTGTTTCATGGGAATAAAAGTGGTCTTCCCGAAGACGCTCCATCATGTCCTGCTGGACTTTGTCGTTTCCGTGGGCCAAGCATGAAAGCATGGCCAACTCCGATGTTGGTTCGTGGATTATCTCTTGCACAACCTATTAGACAGGGTTCTGTGCTTTTCGTTCACGCTTTCTTTGCAGGATGGCCTTCATTTGCTCGCTCCTGCGCTTGCGCTCTTCTTCGCTGATTTTTCTCTTCTTTTTGTTCGGAGTTTTTGCTATACTTTTTGTTTCGATGGGAGATTTTGTGACCTCTGTTTTGGCTTCTGTAACCTCTTCTTTCCTTACGAAGTGGTTGATGGCCATGCGGTGGAGACTCCCGTCTTTGCACCCGTGGACTACCACCGCTTCTGGAGACACAATCCTATCTGGACAGGTTACACCCTGAACGGCCTGTGCCTCTGGATCTTCGGCGTAAAACATTATTTTACCATCTTTCCACTGGTAATTAACACTCTTCCAATAGGTGCGAATAAGTGGGGTGTCTCGTCCGATGGCCATAAAGTTCCAGCGGCAGCGCACATCCCAAGGTTCTGGAATAGATCCAGAGCTTTTATAGGCTAAGTTGTAGGAAGAAAGGGATTGAGCGGCGGGACAGAAATCCAAAAAGTTGGATGGATAGACGGCACTACCAACAATCATCTTGTAAATGTTTTTCCCATTGGAAGCCATACCGCCTTCGTAAAGATGGCCCATGATGCCTATTTTTTTATGGTATTCGGCATCAAGATCATCAGCCCATCCTTCTTTCATCGGAACGCAGTCTGGCTCCCAGAAGTAAAACGGAACTTTGGTTGAATACATGGCCGCAGCCACATCGGCAAACATCTGATTGGGGCCAAGCGGCCAGCCATCAAATCCATCCTGCGCTGGCAAATAATCGACTTCTGGAAAACTTTTCTTAAGTTCTTGGATAATATCAGAAATGCCAGATGTGCCATTTTTGGTACAGACATAAGCCCTATGGCGCATGTTGAGTCCCATGGCTGTAATAGCCTTGGCCGACTCCATGGCCAGTTCGGCGTCTCCGTTGTGGTAGGCAAAAACAATGTTCATTGCACGTCAAAGTTAAGAGGCCAAGTTGGATGGATAGGATCTTCCATGCGGACACGGACGTTTTTGTATCCCTGTCCCATAAGCTTGGAAGCTTCCATTTCCGCCTCTTCTTTGGTAAGTCCATGGCCGCAAAGCTCCACAATTTTTTCACCACGGCACACAATGAATGTTTTTTTATTATCGCTCATTTTTTCTTTTTCTTCTGTTCTGCTTGATTGATGTATTTGGTAAACTGTTCAGCGCAATTTCTGGCCATCTCGACTTCAGATTCTGGATCGAAGAAGTAACCGCCACGTTCAGCGTAAAGCGTTTCCATCGGCATGGCGGAACCTCTACGAAATCTGGGGCCAACCACGAATGGAGAGACGGAGTCTTCATTAATGACAGTTAACACTACCTTAAATCTGGCCATGGAAATTTTGCCCAGCAATGGATAACTTTTTCAAGCGTGTGCGCCGATCCGCTCCATCCATGGATTGGATGGTAGTATGCCACATCTCCAAACCTTGGCAAATTATTTGCATCCTCAATAACTATAAGATAATGTCCCTGATTGACAGGCTTTTCTTCGGAGTAAAGCTTCCACTCAACTGTATTCATAAAAGGTATGACAAGAAAAACCCCGCTTCGTTCAAATAATTCCCTAAAAAGATCGCAAGGTCTCAAGCGAGGAGGAAGGTTGCGGTGTGCATCCCCCAAGCGCCAGCGTGAATACAGGGAGTATGCAAGGGTGAAGAAAGCCTACTTGGCACTCCATCCCGTTTGCGAGAAATGCAAGAAGGCGAAGAGTCAGGACATCCATCATAAGGCGGGCAGGGTGGGGCGTTACCTTTGTGACTACAGCCTGTTTGCCGCGCTTTGTCGAGCCTGCCACGATTGGTGTCATGCCAATGGCCGCGAAGCCCGAAAGCAAGGCTGGATCATTGATACAATTCATGTTCCTCAAGATCCCGAATCTCCGAGCCAAAGTCAGGCTCATATTCTTCAATAAGGGGATTCCAGACTTTTCCTTTCGGGGCCGTCCAGTTACGGAAGGCGTCCACGGCGTTAACCCAGCTTGTTTCCAATGGAGCGTTCCACTCTTCCTCTGAAGGGAAGTTCCAAGGATAGGGACGCGGGGTTGAAGCGCAGCCCGTAATGACAATTGCTAGGATTGCTCCTTGAAGTCGTAGAACCATAGTTCTTCCTCGCTTTCGCTGACCCAACGGCTTCCAGTATTTTCACAGCTAAACTCATGGCTAAACACTTTCCAGTCGGGTTTTACTGGGAATTTTTTGGCGATAAACGATCCTCCATCCATCCACAGCACGCGATTGTTGGGCTGGATATAATACTGCCCGTCACCCTTGAACACATGACCGCATTTGTGACCTGAAGCCATTTCGCCATAACCAGACGTATATTGAGGCCCGAAACACCAATCCAAGGTGAACATATACTGAACTTCTTCAAGTGATTTATTTTTCAAGATCACATGAGCGGCTCGATTTTTGCAGTAGTCCAGAATATTGACAGAGCAATAGTAGCTCATGGTATCCCAGAGTTGTATCCAGTCCAATGGATAGAATGTTCCCCCCTCTTCGTTGGTGTGGAGGTAATGAATCGGGACTCTGGCATGTTGGCTTCCGAATTCTGTCATCACGCTGAATAATCCGCAGCGTTGGGGTATGGAGGTATAGGCAAAAACCTCTACAACAATGCGCTCTCTGGAAACGGAAGGTTCAAGGTCATAAAGAAAACCAGTATCCAAGAACCCCCAGAAAGGAGGGATATTGACATTAAGATAATTCATTTGTTTGCTATTTCGCGCAAAAGCCTTGTTTGTTCGCGCAACTGATAGAGTTGCTGGCTTGCCGCAATTTCCGCACTCAAACGAGCGTTTGACTCCGCCAACTCAGCGTTAATGCGACGAAGTGCCTGAAGGTACGTTTCTCTTGGCTGAACGCCGTCAATTGATCCATTGATGATTTGTGTTCTTCCAGAATTCAAATCATAAATAGTGCCATTGAAGCCTTGCGCCTGTGCGCTGCTAATTAATGCCATTAGTAGTAGTTTTTTCATAAAAAAGATTGGAGGCAGGGTGGCACAACTACATCAGCCCCCCGACCTTTGTAGCCTTCGCATTTGCATGCGGGTCTCCCTACCTCCAAAAGTTTTGGAATGCAGACGCTGGGCCACGGCTGCATCCCTTGCATGAGCATCGGTTACCGCGTTACCCATCCTGCTCCTGCTAAAAATAGTCGCGGCCACTGGCATTTCAGTGTCCCGATACACATTGTAGCCAGTGATGGTTAGCATTCCGCGCCCTATGCTGCTGTCGGACTTGTTCCCCGTGGGAACATCATGCCATAATCCGACACTTGTATCACTAAGCCGCACTACCTCATATGGTATGCACGAACGCTTGCGATTGTTTCGGCTAATGGACGCACAGCAAAAAATTTGGAGAGGACTCATTGTTGTCTGTTCTCCTCAAAATTAAGTTTGCAATGCTCACCAAAAAATTCCAAAGCTTTTTTGTCGTAAGCATTAGCTGCTTCTTCTGGCGTTTCAAATACACCAAGATAATAACACTTATTGTTAAACCAAATTTTGGCGTCCCATTTTTTCTTGCTTACAAAAACGCCAACATAGCCAGATTTTCCTTGAGGTTTACAACGTGATCTTTGTCTGTTTTGTCCAACCGTCACAAAACGCAAGTTCTCTGGACGGTTATCAAGAGCATCGTCGTTAATGTGATCCACAATCTGACCACGTTTTGCATTCATTATTTTTCTATGCAAAAAATCTCTACCGACCCTTGCGTATGGCCTTCCCTTAACAACTTGTATTTTTACTTCTTTTTCTAGCCAATCTTGCATATAGACATAGACATCCATTTTCTTTGGTTGTTCAATGTTTTTCTTTTTTTTCTTTGGGGGTATTCGGCGGGCTAAAGCCGTGCGCCCGCCTTTCTTTGCGGCTCCGTTTCGATTGACCCCGAATCGCCGCTCATTGGATTAATAATTCCTTGAGCTAGATCCGACCGATTGACTACACCTCGCCCCCGCAGGGGCAAAGGCAGTAGTCAAAATTGGATTCTCATTCCTATGAGTGAGTCCTCCGCTTTATTCCACAGATTGCGATCTAGGCTCCGAAGCCGCTCTTAGACCTTCAAACAACCGCAATCGACCTCCGAGGGTATTATCCCTCGCGCTTACCAAGATAGCTGAGTTGTGATGGCCTCCTTCGGTATTTTAGAGTTTATTCCCGAAGCCTCAAACGCATGGTGACGCTTGAGTCAAAGAGACGCCATCACATTTCAACCATCTTGGATTCCCACGCCGCAATGTGTTCAAGCGATGGGACGGATAGCTGGCTGTGAGTGCGGCGGTTTTACCCTTGCATACCTCGTCACAGGTTCTAGTGGCGTATGTCGCGCCCACTTCACGCTTGTCCTTCCAGACATGCGGAGGCTACGATACGTTCAAAATTAAGTCAAGAAAAGAAAAGGGTGCGGCTCCGAAGCGAGGTCTGGAAAGAGACAAGCGCGACAAAATGGAACCGCACCCAGATACAAGGATCGCCGCAGAGTAACGCCAGTGTTGTAGAGTGTCAACAAGAGAGTAATATGTTTCTGTGGATAAAGCATCTTACAAGGATTACTTGTGTACTCCCTACTGGCGGGAGGTAAGCCGACTTGTAAAGAAACGCTACGGCTGGAGATGCGGGGTATGCAACAGCCCTCTAGAACTCCAAGCCCACCACCGCACCTACGAACACCAAGGAGACGAACTCAATCACTTGGACGATCTGATCTGCCTCTGTAAGGTGTGCCACAAATTGTTCCACAGAGAGCAGAGGAAGGCTCTTAAACCGCGAAAGGCGCGGAAACGGAAGTCTCCACGCCTCTCCAATAATATTATTTGACGAATATTGAACGCCAAGTAGGCTTCTTTGTCAATAGTATTCTATGGCAAAACATACACCACTACCGACTATCAATAAAATCCTAGCCGAATGCTCTGTTTCAACTGTAGAAGAGTTGTCTGAGCGTTACGCTTTAAAAGCAGCAACTGTTCGCGGCATCCTCCGCCGCCATGGGCTTACCGCTAAAAAGCCCGATCCAGCCCGATTCTACATCTCAAAAGAGAGGCTGGAAGAAGTCCTTCAGGGTGGATGGATGACCCTGCTTGATATGGCCAAAACCTTTGATTGCTCCCCGTCCAAAGTAACTTCCTCAATGAAGTATTACGGCCTCCAGCGCGGACGCAGGAAATATGTTCGCAACCGAATCAGGAAATCCACTGGAATCATCAAGGTTCTGGCGGCCATTCTCAACAACCCCGAAAAACCCTTGAACCAAATCGCTCAAGAGTTGATGGTAACACGGGAATACGTCAGCCAAATTGACGCCCAAGCCAGACAGGAAGGAATCATCAAATGAACGATACGCCCGAAACAGATCTGCTTCTTAGCAATCAACATCACGACTGTGTTCCCTTTGATGACTCTTGCGGCCAACTGGCAGAACTTTGCAGAAAGTTAGAACGAGAGCGCGATGAAGCTATTCAACAGCTTGAGGTTGGACATGTTCTTAATTCTGGTCTGTCAATCAAATTAGAACAATATCAACGCAATTTGGAACTTATTGCCGAAGACTGTGAGTCTTGGCTTAACTCCGAAAATGATGAACCAAGTGTTGAGTTTATAAAACTTGTAGCTAAATATGCTAGGGAGGCCATCAAATGACTGTAGGAAAGATAAACTCAACTAGCTACATCTCTCCAAGCGCCCCGATCATGGTGATGGAGGACATTATCGAACTAAAAGAAAAACAACTGGCCAAGGCTAGGAAGGCCCTTCGTATGTGCATTGCCCCAGACGAAGAAGCTGAACGCCTTAAAGAAGAAGTCCTTCTGGAAGAATGAAAGAAGTTCCATCAGGATATGTTGAAATCAGAAAAGGGGTCTATGAGCGAATCGACGTTATCCAAAGAGCCTTTCTTAAAAATAAAAGTTCCAGTTCCAGCCCCAAGCCTCAACGCCCTGTTCGCAATGAACCACTGGGAAAGGGCAAAAGCAAAAAAGAACATTCAGGGCGCATTCATATACGCCTTACAACAAAGCGCAAAAGACTCATCGATCCTGACAATATCGTCGCAAAATACTTCGTTGACTGTCTCAGGTATGCTGGAGCAATTAACGATGACACTGAGAAAGATGTCACAATCGAAACCCGCCAAGAAAAAACTCGCGAAAAAGAAGAAACGATTATAGAGTTGTTTCGTGAATCAACAGCAGTTCAATGACGATTTAAACATCAACTTTGATGACACTGGAGACTTCATGCAATTCCCAGAACAGGAAGAAGGCTTTCGCGACAACCCTATTCGCAGACTTTTTGAACAGGACGAAGACTTAGATGTCGAAGAGTAGATGGATCAAAATACAATCAACTTTCTGGGGCGGTCTATTCTTAAATACCGCCAGTTCAAGCTGTCTTTTGTTCCGCAAAAGTATCTGATTACTGGCAAGGCTACCTCTGTAGGGTGGGCCGATGACAAGGAGCTACGCATAGCCACCAAGCGACCCCTGTCCACATGGCTGGATGTCTTTGTCCATGAGACCTGTCACCTAGACCAACAGCTTCAAAGGCCCAAGTGGCACAAGCCCCGCGAGGACGCACTTGGACATCTTGACAATTGGCTTGCTGGAAATCGCGTGGATTATGTCGATAAGTATATCCGTCTAGTTATTGAACTGGAATGGGATTGCGAAATGCGATCAGTCCGAAAGATTAGAGCTAACAAACTTCCAGTTGATTTAAAACAATATGCTCAAATGGCCAATGCCTACATCTTGGGCTACCATTGGACATTCAACAATCGCAAGTGGTGCAAAAAGAGTTACGAAACCAGCCGCATTTGGAGCCAGATGCCCGAAAAGATAATCCCCCTTAAAGATGCGCTTTGGCCCAAAGCCAAGCTGACAGATCCATACTATGATTGATTTGATGGGACTCAATGGAACAAATGGAAAAGATGATGACAGCTTTATACCCTGTCCGTCTTGTTCTGAATTAAACAATATCCTTGATATGGTTAATGAGTTCAAGGTTTCCGACTCTTCTTCAACTTACGATGTAATCAGGCTTATGGCGTCAGAACTGCTTATGTACAGGGCCAAAAATAACTACGAAACCGAACTAAAAAAACAGTTTATTAGCGGTATCTCTAAAAAGATCGATGAAATGGAACAATAGATTTCTTGATCTGGCCAAGCATGTGGCTGGCTGGAGTAAAGATCCAAGTAGCGCGGTTGGGGCGGTGATTGTTAGACCAGACAGAACAATCTGTTCTGTTGGGTTCAATGGATTCCCAAGAGGTGTGGAAGATTCGGCAGATCGTCTGTATGACCGCAAATACAAGTTGTTATTTACAGTCCACGCCGAAACAAACGCCATACTCTCAGCCAAAGAAGATCTCAAGGGATATTCCATCTATGTTTGGCCCTATCAACCTTGCGCCCACTGCATGGCCAATATCATCCAGTCGGGGATTACCAGCGTCTATTGTCCTGAAAATAAAATTGAACGTTGGATGGAATCTTTTGTCAAAGGTGAGGAAATGGCAAAAGAAGCAGAAGTTTCAATCATCTATTTATGAGCGATACTCCCGAAACAGACGCAAACAAATATCCCGCTGATACTTTTTGTGGCTCTGGCAGCAAAACGCCTGTTGTTCATGTGGATTTTGCTCGTAGATTAGAACGCAAACTTAATGAGGCATTAGCTAAAGTTGAATCAATTCATCAAGATAGACTTAAAGTTTTAGTTGAGCGCGACCAATGGCGGGAGTGTGCGGAAGGGTTTTATGAAATAGCTGACCGAGTTGAGTTACATATGGCCAAAGACCTAGTTTCCAAATTTGAAAGACTGAAGGGGGTAACGAAATGAGTACAGGACTAATCAAATCTTTTGAAGCTGTTACTGAATGGACTGAGATTACTCATTTCCAAGAAACCCACTACGGATACATTACCCGTGAGCGCATTCAAGACGGAGGAGACGCCTACTTTCTTTGGAGGCCAGACGAGGAACCGATCAAGCTCCAGCATATGTTTATGAGTGGGGTTGTTTTTGTAAAATTTGCAAACAATGAAGACAGCCACACCAGAGACTGACTATATGATAGCAAGCTATCGTTCCTGTGGATCACAAGCAATGGTTCCAGCGGCTATGGCTAAAAGACTTGAGTTGGAGAGGAACCAACTTCAGAAAGAATTGGACTTGTCTCGCAAGGAGATTAAGTTCATCAAGAAACAACTAGAACAGCTATTACAATGAGTGAAGAAACAAACAACGAATCCACGCAAGCCCCGTCTGATCTTCAGGAACGGGTTAACAAAGCCTATATCGCAAAGGGATATACTCTGCTCAACGGCGGAACGGATAACATTATTATGATCCAAGGAGAAAAAGACGGCAACTTTGTGGACATCATGCTTACCTATGACGGCATTTCAGAGGTTCTGGAAACCCTGAAGCCCGACATGGAAAAGAAGGTCATTATCTCCAATGACTAGCATCTGGCTAATTGGCGCGGTGGGCATCTGCTACGGAATCGTTTCTGTAGAACAAGCCATTCGCGGCAACTGGGCCTTGTCTGTCATCTGGGGAGGATATTGCTTCTCACAATGGGGACTTCTTTGGGTAACTCTTTACGGAGGGAAATAATGGTGGTATAATCCCTGCTTCGTTCTTTAACAGAAAGGAGGTGGGAAATATGTACGATACCAGTCATCTTGGAATCATTATCGGGCCATATGGAGGAATCGGTTATGCTGGAAAAATACAGCGGGAGGATTTGGAGCAAGTCGCCAAGACTTGTGTCGGATTGTTCCGTTGGGCAAAACGATTGCTTTGTAAGTTGCTGTGATGGCGGTGGGGGCGGGGGTTTTGTGGTTATCTCCTCCGCCCCCTTCATCCTATGAATGACATTATCCAGTCGATATTTTGGCTTCTTATTTCCATCGTGCTTTTCAGATTCATTATGGATTGCATAACCCCAAAAGAATGAAACCCATCGTATTTTTATTTTTTGCCGTAACCACAACCATTGTTTGGTCTTTTGCCATTTATGGAGCCTACATCTACTTCTGCAAATAAGCTGGAAAACTGGATCAAGAATCGGTATGCCGACCAGAAAGAAGTCCTCAACGCCCTACAGGAATACGGGGTTATCTCCGACAACTGCATAGACGTTAAGGATGTGGGCAATGATCGGGAAGCAATGATGTGGGTTGCAAAAAACTTTGAACATTATCAAAGACACAAGGTCTAATAGAACAATGGAAACCTGTTTTGAAGTAGGACAACGCGCCGAACAACGCTTTGCACAACTATTACAGAATCCCCAATTCTCCACGCCAGAACAAGATATGGAGGCTCATTGGGATGTGATGGACGTTAACGGCAAGAAGTACGATGTTAAGGCCATGAAGAAGTGGAGGCGCGAAGACCCTGACCCTACAGACAGAATGCATTACGTCGAGCTACGAAACGTCCACGGAAACCTTGGCTGGCTTTACGGGGAGGCCGACTACATAGCCTTTGAGACCAGAAAGTATTGGCTTGTAGTAGATCGCAAGTTTCTCATGGCCTTTGTCGAGGGGGCCACACAGAAAAACCTGAGAAGCCAAAAGCCCGAAGTTTACAAACTTTACCAACGAGAAGGTAGAAAAGATCTGATGACAGTGGTTCCCACAGTGGATCTACTGGCTATTAGTGAAACAACAATAAAAAAATGAATAAACAACCTAAAGACAACAGCGGGGTCTTGTTCCCCAACAAAAGCGATAACCCCAAAGCTCCTGCATACAAAGGCAAGGCTTTGATCAACGGAGTCAATCTCGACATTGCTGGCTGGAAACAGACCTCGCAAAAGGGAGAACAGTATCTGAGCATCAAGTTCTCTCCTCCGTACAAGAAGGAAGAAGAAGTAGACGAGGCGTTCTAATTTCAAGGGGGGTGGAGAACAAGCTCCCCAGTCAGTTCTCTGCCCCCTTCCTTCCATATGAATGCCACAATCGAACAGCTTAACGATGATTTGTCCCACGCCGAATCCACGTTAAGAACACTGTTAGAGTCTACCCGCGACTGGCTGGATAGCGAGATCAAAGAGTCTGGAGAAGATTTCGTTAATGGTATACAACGCCGAATCATAGACCGCCATCCCCAATTGGGATGGGTGGTTGATCCACTGGAGTTCTAGTTATGAACGATACGCCAGAAACAGACGCCATTCACTATGAAGAGGTGGATTGTTTAGAAAACAGGTATGCTCTTCTTGTTAATTGTTGTCGGGAAATAGAGCGCGAACGCAATCTTGCGCTTCTGGCATTGCACCAATGCTATGCCGCCACAGGAGAAGACGCTGGATACATAGATGATTTTCGGGCGCTGGTTGACCGAGAAAAACACACAGTCAATGCGGTTCGCGAAATGCGAAAAGAGTTAGATAGGTTAACCGCCGAATACAGAGATAGCAAGGATTAAGCTATGGCAGCAGGCAAGGGAGATAGACCCCGCAAAGTAAACGGCCCGAAGTATCGGGATAACTACGATTCTATTGCTTGGAAGAAGAAAAAACCTATTGACGCCAAGAACCACGAATCCATAAACACAAATAATTTGCTAGGTGTAGAGCCAAGCGCAAATAGAGGGGGTGGGGCTAAAGGTCTTGCCCCCTCTTAAAAAGAATGAATATTATCAAACTTGGTAATTCTTTCTATGAAGTAAAGGTTGTAGATGGAATAAGAATGGTTAAGGCTGGGCAATGGATGGAAGCATCCAAATTTGTTAGTTGGCTTTCAGACAATAATAAAAATTCAGAATTAACAGATTTGGTTAAGCTTGGAATCAATCAAATAAAGAAAAAATGAAAGCTAAAGTCATTGGAATCAAGCAAGACCGCAACCCAGCAATCCATGCCCCAAAACCCCGAAACGTGAACCCAAAGATCAATAAACTGCTCAAAGACGGAAGGCTACTACCGCTCTATTCGGCCCTAGGAGACACTTTGTGTCTAGTGGGCTACAAGCGTAAGCCCTCAAGCAGAAAGTCCCACCACAAGCCCCTTATGCTCAAACAACCCATACCCTTGGGGCCAATTGAGACCAAGCCCGAAGATGACAACAAGTGAGGCAGCCCTAATACTAGAGGACAGGGAAGAGTCCTTCTTGCTGGCAGACGGCCTAGAAGAGGCTTTTATCGGTATAGGCTATTCCTTCCATACTCCGATAGCAATCTACTCAAAGAAGAAGGCTATCAAGTGCCTAGAAAAGAAAGGTATGGATAAAGAACAGGCTCTAGAGTTCTTCGACTACAACATCGCAGGAGCTTATGTCGGAGACCAAACCCCGATCTTCTTGGAAGACCTTGACTGCTAGGTTACTATATCAAACCTATGGGAATGTTAGAAAATTCAATTAAAGCCCTCAAAAACGCTCTGGGAGACCTCTTCCCAGAAGAAAAGCCATCTGCGCTCCCCATCTTCCCCCAAGAGGCTCCTAGCGGCCCCCAAGAGCCGACAATCACTATCCGTAAATCCCGACAAGAAACCCAATCCCCGCAAACCCCGACCCAATCCCTAGGTAAGATAACAAGCTACAACTGGAAGGGAGACCCCTACACAGACAGCCAAAGCAGAGCCATGGTGGGAAGCTTCGGAAAATTAACCCCAGAAGGTATGGCAGTAAGCCCAGACATAGAGAAGCAATTCAAAGATATGGGGATCAAACCCAAAGACAAAGTCCTCCTAACCCTAGCAGACGGCTCCCAACTGGAAAGAACATGGGAAGACCGAACCATGCAGGACAAACAAGCCATACGAAAGTTCGGCAAACCCCTCACAGGAAGATTCGACCTCCACCACCCCTACGGAACCTCCCCCTACGAAAAAGACGGAGTAGCCGTAGTAGGATTCCAAAAAATCGCCACAGCAGAGTAATTCGCCATCAACGGCGAATATGTCTAAAAATCAGCGATAATTCGACATATCAGACGAGATATGTATAAGCCGTAAACATATCAGAAAAAAATATTTGAGAGGGCCTAACGTCCCTTGAATAGGGGGGGGTATCAGTTCAGTAATTAGTCAAGACGGGGGGGGTAGGCAATGATAAGCCATTCTCTTATTTAGATTTTGAGTAATTTTTCTTGAGTGGGGTATTTTTTGTTCGACGCTGTTCGCGCTAATGGAAGGTTGGGGGCGAGACCCGTGTGGTGGGGTCTGTGATTTGCGAGCGGGTTCTCGCTGTATGCGCTGGCCTCTGGCCTCGCCTGTCTCGCGCTGGCTAGTGCGCTCCGTTGTGCGGCCCGTCTTCGCTGTCCATCTCTGTTCGCCTCTGTAGGTTCTCTGTATATGATACATGATTCGCGGCTTATACGGCTCTCTGGCGCGTTTTGATTGTGCGTCCGCTGTCCTGACATTGGGGAACCAACAGAGAAGCGGGGCAAACCATGCCAAGCGCAAACCAAGGGCAACGCTAGACCAACGCCCAAACCTATGCAGGAAACCCCGAACCTAATCAGGGCAAAGAAAAACCCCGCCAAGCTTTCGCCTGACGGGGCATGAGAGGAAAGCGGGGAAGACTATCCGACGAAGTGACGGACGCCCGAAAATAATGCAGGCTCCCCGCCTAGCCTCCGATTGTCGGCAACGATCATCTCGTGGAACCGCTCCTCAACCGCATCCTCCATCGCGGCAAAAAGCGGATCATTAATGCTCTTCACGCCTAGGAAATCGGCAATCATCGCGGCCCTGTCGGCGGTTGCCTTCCAGTGATACGCGAGCGGAAGCGTTGCCCTGTCGAGAATCTGCGCGGCAGTTTCCTCCGCGCCCGTTGTTTTGCTAGGTGATGCGTTCATCAGGGGCAAATCTATTCGGAATATGTCGTCAGGCAAGAATTATTTTCAATTATTTTTCAGGGGCATAGGACATCAATGTCTTACCCCCCTCGGACATTTCGTGTCTTACCCCTTCCCGCACTTGTCCGCTTCAATCTCATTTGAAAATGAAATCTGGCCGCCCTAATTTTCCCCTAGTTAAACGAACGTATGAGTAATGTTTATTTTAATTTAAATTTTTCTTTGACATTCTCCGCTTCCCGTTCGATATTGCCCATGCATGAAAAAAACCATTCCTAATTCATCAGGCGAGCGTTGCGCTTTGCATGTTCGCGCCATCATCCGCAATCCGTCCCGTGCGTCATTCTACGTTTCGGGCATCATGCGCGAATTCAAAGAAGCTTCAGGCTTTGCCTTGTGCGTGGTCTTGAGTCTTTTTGTTTTCGGGTTTTCACTGGTCAACTATTTCTTTCAACACTGATTCACCATGCAAAACACTAAATACCACAAACTAACAGACGATGCCGTAAATCCCCTTCGCGATAAGCGTTGCCGATATGGCATTAAGTCCATCCCCGTATTTCGGGCGGGAGATATCATCAAGGAACGGATTGATGAGATGGAGATTTCGGGCATTCTTGTTCCCGTCTCCTATTATTCAATCACGATTGAGGGCAAAACCTACTGGGATCTCCCCCGCGAGGTTTTTCGCTCCTTGGCTACTATCCCGTATGAGTTAAATCCCGTGGAAGAATACGATGCCAAATTTGCGGGATATCGTCAGGATAATATGCTGCGAGATTTTTTAGCCCGTGGCATCCTGAAGATTGAAGACGTTCGCGAGTACTTTGACCGCGATTGATTCCCGCATCCGCTCCCGATTTATTCGGGGGCGGGACGGGGCGCAATGCTCCACAAAAAAACCAACTAGAAAAACCACAACATGAAAACAAAATACAAAACGATACAAATCCGAAACGAGAAAGACCTGAAACGGGCGGAAACGCTATGCTCTCGCGGCTGGCGCGTTGCCTCTGTTGGCTTCTCGTCCATTCAACTGGTTAAAAGCAAATGAAGAAAATCGAAATTTATCCTGTCGGCGGGAATGCTGATGAGACTCCCCGCTTTGGCAAGGGGGGCTGGGCATTCCATACTCATGCAGCCATTGACGGGCGCATTGCTTGCGGAATTAAGGGGCATTTCCTCTGCTGGGATACTTCTATTGAAGACCAAAGCGGAATGCCTAGCTGCCCGAAATGCGCTGTAAGGGTTGCCAAGGCTAGAGTTTCCCGCGATTGAGTCCCGCCACTGTCCCCTTTTCGGAGGGGGCAGCACGGGGCGCAACGCCTCACCACAAAAAACCAAATGAAAAAACAAAACGAAACGGGCGCGGGGATTCCTGCCGTGCAGACTGTCACACTTAAAAAGGGCTGGGGATACTGGGACGTTACGCATTATCCCTACGGGGGAAGCTTTCACCGCGCCGATCAGGATATGACGGGGAAAGTTGTCAGCGGTCCCGCCAATCTTTACGGGAAGGGGATGGAATATTCCGTTATCTGGGAAGATGGAAAGTCCGCCATTATTCCCGCCCGTGGAATCCTTAAAGACTAAATCACCATGAAAACCCTTCTTTCCATCGATACCAACGCAAAAACAGTCAAAGGGCAGGCGAAAGGATTCCTGACGGGGATTCTCTACCTTGCACCAGTCAAAGAGTCTGGAGCCATTAACGTATGCCCCCACGCTTCCAAAGGATGCGCGGCGGCTTGCCTATTCACGGCGGGGCGGGGAGCATTCGACAACGTCCGCAACGCACGGATCGAAAAGACTCTTGCCTTTGTCCGTGATCGGGCTGCATT